GAGCGAACAAACCGTTCCACCAGCCGACAGACGCCATGTTCATCGGTTTGTTCGCTCTCATGATCTCCTACCTCGAGGAGCGGAGGGTGAACCGGCCGTGAGATCCTTCAGCATCTCCGCGTTCTTTCCCGAAGTGAAGGCGCACCTCGCGTTTCAATCCTGCACCGCCAAGGCGAGCGACATGAGCACGGCGGTCTCCCGCGGTCTGGAGGAAATTCGCGAGCGGCCTGGAATCAAAGGCAAGCGGATATCCGAGGTTCGTCTGACGGTCAAGGAATTGGACGCTGTTGCTCCCAAAGAATAGCGGTATCTAAGTAATGTGGTTAACTATAGTTCGTCTCTGTAAGCTGAATGCGGAGGAACTTCTCATGAAGGCGATTCTAACTGTCCTCGCCGTTTTTGCGATCTGCGGATGTTCGGCGAAGCCGGACTTCAACTCAATAGTAGACGCGATCACGCGATACAAGGATCTGGGGACGCGAGAAACGCAACTTGAAGCGCGGAAAGCGTTCGACGAAGCCAGACGCAAAGACGCTCCCACGATCATCACCGATTACTACTATGCTGTTGACGCCGCTGTGCAGATAGGTGACAAGGAGAGCGTCGAGCGCGCAAGAATTTGCGAAGCCGAAATTAAATTGGACAGCACGACCGTCGCTGGCACCGTCAAACATGGGGATTGCCGCAGACTTGCTGAGGAGTCGGTGCGAACCCTTAAGAAATGATTTAAGCTTATCTCGACCAGCCTCTTTCCTTCCATCTAACGCTCCCGCAGGCGCGCGGGGGCCGTTCCTATTTCAGCCACTAGAGTAACTCTCTAGTATTACCTCCTGCGGCAAATCCCGTATTTTAGCTTCACCTTGCCGCCCATAGTTCCAGACGTCGTCCCGGATCACTTCCCGGCGGGGACGACGGTGAAGTTCACTCGGACGCTCGACGATTTTCAGCCGTCGGACGGGTGGACTTACGCGATCTACCTGAACGGTCTCACGCAGAAATTCAACAAAGGCGCCACGGTCCTCAATAACATTTTCCAGATCCAGTTCCTCCCCGCTGACACCGCCGCTTTAAACCCCGGACCATACCGCTACGCCGAACGGCTCACGAATTCTGTCACGGGGGACGTCTACGACGTCACGGGCGATGAGCTCGTGATCAACATCGAGCCGAACGTGTCGAGCGCCGCGGCTGGAGTGTTCAACACCTGGGAGGAGCGCACGCTCGCCATCGTCGAGGCGGCGATCTCGGGGCGGCTCACGGCCGACATTCAGGCGTATCAAATCGCCGGCCGCTCTGTCAGCAAAATCCCGATTCAGGAACTCCGGCAGATCCGAGGCGAATTGCGTGCGGCGATCTGGCGCCAGAATAATCCCGGCCAGCTTGGAGTTCCGCATCGAGTATCGTTCCCGCTCGAGACGGAATCGCCGGATTACCCGCCGACCTGGCAGGACGTCACGGGGCTCAACCGATGAGCGCCGCGGGCTGGTTCCGCCGCGTCTCCGCGTTCCTCACTGGAAAGCGCGCGCTGACCGTTTTCAACGGCGCGATGGGCGGTCGCCTGACGATGGATTGGATCGCTTCGATCCTCTCCGCCGATCAGGAAATCAAGGGCAACATGCGGCTGCTCCGCGCGCGCGCGCGCGAACTGTCGCGAAACAATCCCGTCGCGAAGTCCTATCTGAAGATCCTCGTCGCGAACGTGCTCGGCGAGAAGGGCATCGGCTACAAGGCTCTCGTTCGTAACAACGACAAGACCTTGAACTCCGCCTTCAACACGAAAATCGAGGACGCGTGGTCGGATTGGTGCAAGCCGGAGAATTGCACGGTCGACGGGAAGCTCTCTTTTCGCGCCGTGCAGAATCTCGTTTTGAAGAACGTTGCGACCGACGGCGAGGTCTTCGTTCGCAAGGTCCTCGGGTTCCCCAATAAATATCGGTTCGCGATCCAGCTAATCGACGCCGATCAACTCGACCATCTCTTCACCCGCCTGGGTTCAAAGACGGAGAACGAGATTCGCATGGGCGTCGAGGTGGACGTGTGGGGACGTCCCGTCGCGTACCACATCAATCTGAAGCATCCGTCCGACCTCGGAGGCTCGCTGCTACGCGAGCGAATCCCGGCGGATCAGATTCTTCACCTTTACGATCCCGAGCGCATCAATCAGACCCGCGGGATCACCTGGTTTCACCCGTGCATGGTCGAGCTCCGCATGCTCGGGGGTTATGTCGAGGCGGAACTCGTAGCAGCGCGCACGGGCGCCGCGAAGATGGGGTTCCTGAAGTACAACGACGCCTCTGCGTTTGTGGAGCCGAACCCGGACGCGAAGTATCGCATCGAGGCGCAGCCGGGCGTGATCGAGACGCTTCCGCCTGGTCTGGACTTCCAGGCATGGAGTCCCGAGCATCCCGCATCAGCTTTCCCCGCGTTCATTAAGGCGATGCTGCGGTTCGTCGCATCGTCGCTCGGGGTCTCCTACAACGCGCTCGCCGCGGACCTCGAGGGCGTGAACTACTCCTCAATGCGCTCGGGCCTGCTCATCGAGCGCGACCAGTGGAAGATGTGTCAGTCCTTCATGAAGGAGCGAATGCTCCAGCCGATTTTCGAGCCGTGGATGTCTATGGCTCTGCTCTCCGGCGCGCTCGTTCTAGACTCGCGCGATCCCTCTCGATTCCTTGCTGGCAAATGGGAGCCACGCGGCTGGATGTGGGTCGATCCGCTCAAGGACGTGCAGGCGACGATTCTCGGCATCGGTGCGGGTCTCACATCGCGCGACGCCGCAATGGCCGAGCAGGGCGGCGATGTCGAGGAAGTGTTCGAGCAGCTCAAGGAAGAGAAGGAACTCGCCGAGGAGTACGAGCTCGATCTGCAAATCGCGGCGAAGGCGCCCACGGTCGATAAGGGTCCGAAGGACCAGGTCACGGAAGAGGACGAGGAAGGCGCCGAGCAGGAGACGGAGAAAAAATCAGCGGCCGGCGGTTCGGGTCGCCTCATTTCACTCGGGAGGGGCAAATGAAACCACTAATACGCGAGGTGGAAAAGCTCGGGGATGCGCTCCCGATGTTGACGCGCGAGTTCGAAGTTCTGGAAATGATCCCCGTCGCGAAGCGCACGCTCACGCCGGCGGAGATTGAGGCTCGTGCAGCGCGCGCGGAACGCCGCAAAAAGAAGGCCGATGCCGGCGAAGATCCAGACCCCGCAGACGAAGAAGATGACGATGCGGAGGCGAACTCGGCCGCTGGTAAGCGGGACGAGGACCGCTTCGATATATCCATCTCTTCGGAGTTTCCCGTCATGCGCTGGTTCGGGAAGGAAATCCTCGACCATTCGCCCGAGGCCATCGACCTCTCGCGCGCAAAGCGCGGCCTGTCGTTTCTCGATTCTCACGATGCGAAGTCAGTCATCGGCATCGTCGAGAACGTGAAAGTCGGCGACGAGAAAAAGCTTCGCGGTCAGGTCCGGTTCTCTCGGAGTGCTCCGGCGCAGCAAATCAAGACGGACATTCAGGACGGGATCCGGAGGTTCATCTCCGTCGGATACATGGTCAACGAGTACACGCTGGAAAAGTCCTCGAAAGAGGAAGGCGATACGTACCGTGCGACGAAGTGGACGCCGATGGAGGCGAGTTCGGTCGGAGTCCCCGCCGACCCGACCGTGGGCAACGACCGCAAGGCCGGGGACAGGCAGTACCCAGTTTTAGTTCGCAGTGCAAATCCGGCTTCCGAGCCGAATCTTAGGGAGGTCAAAGTGGAACCTGTAACCGCAGTGCAAGTCACAGAGTCCCGGGCCGCCGCAGCGGAAATCATCCGGCTCGGCAAAGTGCACGGGATCGATCAGGATCGGGCAGCGGAGTTCGTCGCAGGAGGTAAATCCGTCGACGAGTTCTCGCGGTTCGTGCTGGAGGAAGTCGCCAAGCGTGGAGCGAAGCCGCTTGTGCAGCCTCCCGCCGAAGGTCAGGAACGCCTGGACCTGAGCGAGAAGGACCAGAAGGAGTACAACCTCGCGCGCGGACTCATGACCGCTGTCCGGAACATCGAGAACGCATCGAGCGGCGGCGCCAACCGTCGCGAGAACTCTTTCGAGATGGAAATCTCGGTGGAGATCGAGAAGAACTGGAAGGGCGCGCGGCATGGCGGTTTG